TTCCCCCAAAAGGTCCCAGCATAGTTTTTTGAACGATGGCTTGGGCTCTAATCGAGATGCTAAAGGACGTATATGGGGACTTTTTACTAGTCCTATGATTAAATTTATTAACCATTACGTCTCTAACAAATCGGCTAGAGTGAACCGGGAGATTAGTGAGAATATTCCTCAGCCCGCGGTCGAAGTTAATGAGGGAAACCTCATGAACTTAACCTTAGAGTGGGGGCACCTCCTTCACTTTAAGCTCTTTGGCCTGGCATCTGGACGAGGATTTCGTGACTCGTTGAACGGGTTCGCAGAGCACGTCCTGTTAATCTTCCGTACGCAAGGCGGGCTTTCCCTAACAAAGAGACTAAAAGTCTATGCCCTTGTTATCAAGGCTTTCTTAGGGAAAAATCCTTATACTTCAACTGAAAAGTTGGGTATTCGGATCCGCCTGTGCAATGGATTACCCAGAGCATTACCACCACAAGCACGGAGCGTACTCCGGTCACGCCCGGTTCAGAGTATTCGCTTATGGATCTCCCTGATCCATTATTATAAGGCAATGGTCGTGAAAACACCAATGCCGGATCTTGCGGGAGTCATTGCGACTCCTGTAGTTCTCCCAGAATGGGTTATACAAGAGTTTACTCTGTTCCAAACAAAGTTTTTAGATTTGTTTAAGGACGTGTTGAACCGAAAGCCTAAACCAGACTATTCGGAACCAGAGTTCTACTCATCATTCAAATCAGGACCTAACATGCGGCCAGCATTGGCCGGGCTTCTGCCCGATCTCTTTGCATGGTTTCGTCTGTTGGCAATCCGAGATGGATGGATGAGTGAAACTCTGAACCAGAGACCGTTGACCAGTAAGACCAAGGTGAAAGATCTTGTTAAGATTGCTCTTGACTTGATCGATCATGCTGAGTCACTGATATCTTCAGCTCTTAATGATTCTCAAGAGAGTATTTCTACTCTCAAGTTAATCCCCTTATTCCGCTTTTCAACGGTTTGGGGCATCAACAAGTGGCTGTTAAAGGCCGTCTTGAAGATGATACCAGAAATGAAGACCCAGATTACTGATCAAACGGGTTATAACAAAGCAGCCGGTGAATACGACTTCATGGCACTGTACTTAGATATGGAACGAGAGGCTAAGGGTGAGAAACCCTCAACTCCTCGAGCCCAGTCTAAGGCCAGAGCTTCTGATGGAGTATTTGATTGGCATTCCGAGTTATTCGCTTCGTTACCTATGGAGAATAACCTGCCTGGCTTTTACGATACAGAATCGTCCACACCTTTTACGATCGACACTTCGATCAAAACGTCCGCGACTTGGTCGTGGATGTCAGATTTTAGTGAAGAAAGTAGTAAACCTCTCTTGACCAAACTGGCTTTTTTACAAGAGCCAGCAGGAAAAGTTAGGGTTATTGCTATCGTAGATTGGTGGAGCCAGCAGACCCTAAAGCCCATTCACGAATGGTTATTTTCTCTTTTAGCATCACTTCCAACGGATGCTACCTTCTCTCAAGAGGGTAGTCTCCGGTCGTTTGCCAAAGAGGTCGGTAAGAATGTATATTCTTTCGATCTTAAGTCAGCGACGGAAATGATACCTCAAGAACTATATACCATAGTGCTAGGTGCTTTCTGGTCTCAGGAGAGAGCCTCGTCATGGATGGCCTTGTTAACTGACCGATGGTTCAATTACTGTTATCGGGACCCCGTCTCGAACGCAGTATTGAAGTCTGGAGTAACCCGGTACCGTCGGGGACAACCCATGGGGGCTTTGTCCTCTTGGGCCTCGATGGCTATCGTTCACCATTCGGTGATCCAGTACGCTGCCGCCAAAGTACAAATGTACCCCTTTTGGGGATACAGGATACTTGGGGATGACATCGTAATCGGGGATAACAAGGTTGCCCAATCCTACCTTGCGGTTTGTTCTATTCTACAAATCCCAATCTCCCTTCCAAAATCCCTTCAATCATCTAATGGGTTCTTTGACTTTGCGTCTCAGATACTCCAGTATATGAGGAACTTCTCACCAATTTCTTTGCGTGAGGAGCTCTCGGCTTACAATCCTTGTAAGCGCGTTGAAATGGCATTAAGGTTGGTTAGACGGGGTCTAGTAGATTTTACCAAACCCGGCTGGTTCTCATCTTACCTGAAGCTTGTCGTGTGTCCTACTGTCTATAAACAGATAGTGGATGCAAGAAAGTTAGGGAAGTTAGATATAGCTGCTAAGGTGGTCTTAATTCAGACCTTGGGTACTCTTGAGCTCTTACCTTTACGGTTTGGGCTTGAGGGTATGCCAAGGGTCACGATTGTAGACTCGATCAAGGCATTAATGCCTACGATGAGTCTCTTTCGGACTGATTTTAAGACTTCACTTAGTCTTGGGAATGATAGGATTAACGAGGCAGCTAGGGATATAGCCTGTGAGGCTATCAGCTATCGAGCTGATATCGTCTACAGGAAGTATCTTGAGCTGAAACCACTCCTTTCCTCATGGAAAGGGTGCTCGTCACCAGCA